ACTTATCTGCCATCATTTGATTATATTCATCACTCCCCGCGACAGGTTCAGGGGTATCGACTTGTGCTTCTTCTGCCATATTAATTCACCTCTTCGTAATTTGGTTGTTGTGGTTGCATGGCTTGTTGCGCGGCTTGGGTCGCCATCTCTTGACCACCAGCCGCCATCGCTTGCTGCCCAGCTTGCATCATGGCTTGCTGCTGCTGCATTTGTTGCATCTCAGCGTCAGAGCGAACCGCATCGGGTAAGCTCAATCCATAGAATACTTTTCCAAGAAGCTCGTTCCATTTGACATACTGTAAGACTTCGGGCGGCATTCCTTGTAAAAACTGAAGTGCCGATTGAACACGAGTGACATCAGCCTCACGCCCCAGTGCTTCGAGGCCCGTAAGGATTGTCGGCTCGATCAGACCATCAGGCCAATTCGGAAGCTGCTCGTTCTCACGCATTTGTTTGATTAAGCGAACCAACCGCTTCTCTTGCATGGCTTGATTTAAGGACGAAAAAACGCCACCTAACGTACTTTCCAACTGCTCCTGATTCATTTTTAATTCATATGCTGTCGTTCTCTCACTATCCCTGACAGTCGCATCGCCAAGTAGAAAAGCTTGTCCAACTTCGCGGGACTGACGAGCCAACTCGTTTGCTGTAAGCTGCATACCAGCTTGGTTCTGATATTGAAGCATCGTGACATCTTCAGGATTACCGACGATAATCTCGCCGTTGTCTGCTTTAGCTAATCGTCTTCGAAGATTTAAACCACCAGCAGCGTTCGGCCTTATCATCGTGACATTCCTTGAAGCCATTGCCGCACCATCGAGCATACTTTTTGCTAAAGCATCAATGCCACGCAAGTCAGGTAAATGTTCCTCTGCCTTACCTCTACCATAATCTTCAGAAATGACTTTCGTCCAAGTTAACGCATTATATGGTAGGGTGTCATAATAGCCTTCGGAGCCATCTACTTTGTTTTTATTCACTTCCTGATACGAATAAAACGTCCCGTCATCTTGTCGTAATGAGTGCGTAAGGATTTGAACTCTGTCACCGCTGTAGTCTTCACTCGACACCATACCTTTAATATTTTCAGGCAAGCTTTCAGGAGCCATATACTCTTCGGTAATGATTTCACGAACAGCCCCTTGCATATCACGGCTGACACAATATTGGTCAAGTCTGAACACTCGAATTGAATTATCTGGGAGCATCATTTCGAGTGCGTTACCAGTCACAATAAGGTACTGAAGTACCAAATTCGTAACTGGTCGCCACTCTCGACGTTCGATTTCAGATTGAATCAAACCTTCAGATAACACCAGACCTTGCTCGATGTCTTTTTCTAAGGACATCGTACCAGCTTTCATACGGGCTTCGGCTGGAATATCCAATTTGAAAGAAGGTTTTGCTGGTGGATACATTGCCACCATTAGCCGACTGGCAAGGCTCACTACGGCTCTAGCCCCAAGACCGCTATATGGTTCTGGCAGCAACGCAAACTCAGTATGACCTTGTGGCGGCATTAGCGCGGGAAGGGTCAACTCTGCACAGTCACGAGCGCGACGAAGGAACGGATCGCGCTTACGCTTTAGTGCTTCATAGCGAGAGTTGCAACTAGAGTACTTATCGAGTTCAGCCATTTAAACCTCTATGGTTGATTGGTGTTAACCCCAGTACCACTATTACCCGTGAGTGGAATCTGGAGCGTGGGGCGAATACTTCTACCTTTTTTCCGCTTCGTCTTCGCATCCACGTAGGCTTCAGCTTTTGGCAAATTTGCACTCGAACTACTGGGTGGCGTGGGTTCGGGTGGCGGTGGAGGAGGTGGCGGCGGCGGGGCGACAGGTGGGGGACTTGGGGGAAAACACATGGTTACTGTTCCTTCTGATAAGATGTTGCTAGGGGTTTGTACCCTAATTTTTGGTAAAATTGTGCAGTACGCTCGACTTCATACCCTGTCGAGATACCTAGATTGATTTCTTTCACTTGATATGACATAGCCCATTGCTCATAAGCGCGAATAAGACGTAGAGCAGCAGTACTTCCTCTAAACTCATGTCGGACATAAAGCATCAGATCACTAGAGATTAAGTCTCTATTCCAATACCGTTCTGTAACCATGAAAGCACCAAGCCCCGCTGTGAAGTTTTCGTTCAGCGCAAAAAAGACAATTATTGGAAAGTTTTCAAATTGTTGCTGATATGTTTGCTGAAGTTTGTGCATGTCGAGGGGCGTATCTTTAAAGCGAGTTTCCTCTTGGATACGGTCAACAAGTTCACCAATTCGCCAGAATTCTTCTGGCTTTGCTGGTCTTACTTCAATCTTCATTGTCTTGCTCACTGAGCAGCCCTTTAAGCTCGTCAACTAGCGTTCGAATACCAGCATACCTTTGATGTTCTTCCTCACTCTCGTTAAGAGTTTTACATCGCGGGGGGTACGCTTCATCCAACCGCTCGATTAAATGACGACTTTCAAAAGGTATTAACTCTTCATCTTTCTTTGAAGTCATGGGCAGAAGCCTTCTCTTATTCGCATGTTTTAGCTCCCGTTTGTGGATCAATGAAGCAAGCTTCAGCTTTCGGCTCATCGTGAACTTCGTTCAAAACCCCGTAGCGCTTGCCACTCGCCCGAAATGTAGTGATGCCTTTGCAGCCAGTTTTCCAAGCTGTTCGGTACAATTCTTTGAACTCATCGTAAGTTACGTCATCACCAACATTGCACGTTTTACTAACGGCACTGTCGACGTACTTTGATGCCATCGCCAACACTTGCACATGCGCTTCGGCACTGATCTCATTAGCAGTTACACCTTCAACTCCTCGCGTAAACGCATAATCTTCCACACGTTCAACAGTGTGACCATCGAACATATTTATCGTGCGGTCATAGAAGTTTGCGAATGGGGGTTCGATCCCGCTACTAACATTGTCAGCCGTTAGACTAATAGTACCAGTCGGCGCAATCGAAGTGAGATGAGAGTTTCTCATCCCTTGCTGTTCGAGCTTCGCCCGTAACCATTTCGGTAACGTTCGAACGAACTTCCCGCGATTATATTCTTTCTTGTCGTAAGCGGGAAACGGCCCCTTCTCGACAGCTAAGTCAGCGCTGGCACTATAAGCCTCATCTCGAAGAACTCTGAGGAGTTTGCTTGCGAACCGTATGAACTTTTCAGAGCTATAGCTGTAGCCACACATTTCTGCTGCATTAGCTAGGCCAGTTACCCCCAGCCCCATTCGTCTTTTTTGTTCAGCCTCTAGCCGTTGAGCATCTAAAGGGTAAGTCGTTCGATCAATCACGTTATCCATTGCTCGAACAGTCGTATGGATGTCCTTTCGATACTGTTCGAGATCAAACCATTTATTTTCGACGTACTTCACAAGATTAAATGATCCCAACAAACAAGCACCATAAGGCGGTAGTGGCTGCTCGCCGCATGGGTTTGTTGCTTCGATGGTTTCGCAATACCACAAGTTGTTCATCTTGTTAATGGTGTCAATAAACAGAACCCCAGGTTCGGCCCAATCCCAAGTGCTCCGCATAATAATATCCCACAAGGCAACAGGGTCTATCTGGTCGTATTCTTGACCATTGAAGCGGAGAGTGAATGGCGTTTTGTTTTCTAAACATTCCATAAATTCGTCAGTCACACCGACAGAAATATTAAAACCTGTCAGCTTATCGGAGTTGTGTTTTGAAGTGATGAACCGTTCGATGTCAGGATGGTCAATTCGTAGAACCGCCATTTGTGCTCCTCGACGATGACCACTCGATGCTATCGTTTGGCAGACAGCATCGTATATTCCCATGAAACTAACAGGGCCAGACGACTTACTACCAAGTCCAACTATCCGATCTCCTCGTGGGCGTAGTTTTGAAAAGTCGTACCCAATGCCCCCACCTCGCCGCATCGTTTCAGCAGCTTCAGTAGCGCGAGACATTATCGAGTTCATCGAGTCTTCGATCTGACCAGATACAAAACAGTTGTAAGCTGTTGTCTGTCGCGCTGCTCCCATTGCATTCTGTACCCGCCCTGCTGGAAGAAAGCGCATCGTTCGAAGGATTGTTTTAAACTCTTCGAAGTGCTC